CGAGATGATCCCCTGATTGCGCGGAATGAAATCATTCACGAACGCCTTGGTCTGCAGCAGCCTGAAGTTACGCTTCACCGAAGCGACACCGAACACCATCTGATGCTCAGCCCCCATGCGCAGCATGTACTCGACCACTTTGTTGGCGTTCGCCACGTCGATGCGATGGGCGCAGTCGTAAGCGACCAGCATCTTGGCATCCATCTTGGTCGGGATCTTGGCCTTGGACGGATCGGCCACGATCTCGACGAACTCGGGTACCTCGGTCTTGAGCCGTGCCCAGATCAGCAACTCGTTGGTTGCCTCGGGTCCCATCAGGCCCGAGAGCTTCTCGTTCAGCGTTGTCTCCGCGTCCTCGTCGCCCAGCCCGACGAAGTTACCCGTCTGGGTATCGAGATGGCCACCGGCGACGCAAAGTTGCGAAGACTTCACCAATGAGCGCGGTGTGCAGTACGGACCCTGCTTGTCGGGCACACGACCCGAGAAGACGATCTCCGGGCGCCGCACGGCGAACGCCGTGAACGTCGGCGGCACATCGTTGCGCACCGCCCAGTCCTCCCACGAGCCCACGTCGGGACGAATATGCAGCTCGGCCCGACGATTGATGATGAAATCGAACTCCTTGGTTGAGCCCGAACGATCTTCGGCGCGATTGGCAGCGGTCACGAAGCCGATGCCCCTATGGGTCCTGTGGCGCCCCGCCGCGCCGTTCAGCAGCACGTTGGCCAGCGCCTTCTTGGTGTCGGGTTCGACCTTGTCCCACTCGTCGAAGAACACGATACCCCTTTTGAAGGAATTCATGGGTCGGCCGTCGTCGGAGATCATCCACGGCGGCATGGTGAACTCGGAAGTCTTGACGGTCTCCGTCGTGCCATCGGCCCGCTCGATCACCCGATCGGTCGGCACGAGATAGCCGAACACATCGGGGGGCGTGTAAGCCGCGGCGAGCACCGTGGCGATGCCCCACTCGGCATTGTCCTGCCGGCTAAAATCCTTGACGGCCTGATCGACCGTCTCGGACTTACCCAGCCCCGGCGCGGAAATGAGCTGCACAGGCACGTTCGCATCCATGTACGAACGCAGCTCGCGCTTGAGACGTAGTAGGTTCATGTCTTGTTACCTTTCTAGGTTACCGCCGCAGGTCTTTGAACACATCTACCCATCTGCGACGCATAGGTAGATCGTTAGTCGTTGGATAAAACGAAGCAGGAAACGACATACCAACGTAGCCGTTCCGAAAGAAACCAAGAGCATATGTGCTCCGCGGCGGGGTTAGCGCTTCACGGCGACCGCCCTTATGGCGTTCTCCGTCCAGCATCCAATAGAGCAAGACGTGCCACCGCTCACACTTCGCCACGGATCACCTCGTTGATCCTCGCGATCGCGTCATGCCAGTCCTTAATGGTCTCGACGTTGGTGGCATGCGGGTTGTCGGCGAACAGGTAGTTGGCTTGGAACGTGTCCAGCCCGAAGAATTCCTCCAGCGCCTCGAAATCGCGCAGTGCATATGGTACGCCTCCTTTGCGGCGCCACCACACGACAACCCCAACTCTATTACCTGCAGGGGTCGCGCTCATCACCTCCAGCCCCTGAGCTTGAAACCACGGATCTTGCGCGGCCCAGCCGGCGAGGCAGCCAAACGTGCCGCAGTTAGACCAGAAGGTCCCCATGTTGAGAGTGTCGTTATTGCGCAGACATCCTTCGGCGACACGACGAAGATTTTCGAGGGCGTCGATGTTAGCCATGATCGTCTTCGTTCTCTTTGTTGATAGGCGCCCATCGACACACGCGACAAACACCCCATGGATCAGGCGAGAAGCTAATGCAGCGGCCTGTCCAGTTATAGATCAGCTTATACCACCACAGACGCATGTTACCTCCGTAGGTACATATTAAAACGGGGGACAGGCAGCATATCCCATCTGCCCGTCGTTGCCCAGCCTTGGACGCATCCTCGGCTGCCCCTTGATGATTAGTCGAGAAGAACCAAGCAGTTTTGTCCGGTCGCCTCCAGCACCAGCGCATGGCCTGCAGCCCAGTCGGGATAGTCGCCGTCGCTCGACATGTCGACTTTAGGCGCGTGATGCCTGATGATGATCAGACACGCACACACGACAACGTCATAGGGCTTATGTGCCGTCTTGCAGAAGCTGAACGCCTTCACGTAGTGCTTCGGTTGTTGCTTCTGGTAGTCGACATCTTCACCGGGCGTGCGCTCGAAGTAGAACGTCTCGTGGCCCTCATCGGCGACGCCATTGAAGCGGATCAGATCCGTAGTGATCTCGGGCTTGGTGCCCGGCTCGTCGTACTCGCGCAGCAACGGAACGTCGGTGGTGGCTAGTATCTTCTTCACGTCGCTCACGATCAGCGCCCATTTCTCGGGCGCGAGTGCTTGCCATGGCTGGCGCCAGTAATGTGTATAACCCATTTGTTACCTCTCTAGGTTAAGAAACTCAGCCTCGACGCATGCACGATCTCGATGGTGTTGGTCTTATCGTCCTGCACGTGTATGTCGCGGCCGCCGCGGGTGACCTTCACGACTTTTACTTTGCGCGGGGAAAAGCCGTGGCTTGCGTGCGTCAGCGGTGGGTGCCAGTCCAGCCAGCACACATCGAAGGGCTTAACGACGATGCCTTTGTAAGTACGCTTCATAGCTCGGCATCGTCGTTATAGAACTCGATGAAGTCATGGTTGTCGTTGCGGAACAGCTCCAGCGTCTTGATCGCTGCGCGCAGTCGCTCGCGACGATTGCGGTTTAGCTCGCTCTTTGCGGCGCGCTTGGCTGCAGCCAGCACCGTCCTGAAAGCGGGATGTGTTTTCATGTTACCTATTCAGGTCAAAGAAATAGAGCCGGTCATGCATGCCGTCGATCGCCTGTGTCATATGGCCATACGTTTCGGCAATCGCCTTGATCGCCGGCTCGTGATGCAGGCTTTCCATCGGCACCCAGACGCACAGCAGCGTAGGATCTTGCGACGACTTGGCGACGCTCACATTGACGTTGTTTGCTTTGCCGTAGAGCAACAGCGCCGCCTGAAAGTCAGCGAAGTTCACGCGAGCGCACTCAGGCCTAGTCGTTGGTTCAGCGTGGCACAAAATCTTTTCTCATGCTCGATCGCGGTCAGCAGATCGTCGGGCATATACATGCGGGCCATCTCATAGGACCACTGCAGCGCGTGGTTGGGGGTCAAGCATTTGACGCCACCGCGGCTCGTTATGGTACCGCTCTCGACGCTGGCGCTGCGCACGTAGAACTGCCACATCGCAGCAATATGCCGGCCGCGCTCATACTCGACCTGCTGAGGTAACCGCTTGCGCTCCTGCGGGACGGGAAGACCCAATAGCCGGTCGTGCCAGCCCTGATCAAAGCTCTTCATGATTGCTCCGTTGTGATCCCTGCGGCCTTGGCTTGGGAGATGGCGTTGCGCACTGCATCAAACTCCGAGCCGTACACTTTCAGCACGGGATGATCGTTACTGCTGAGCGGTTCAATCGCTTCCAGCGCAGCTAGCATGACACGTGCCGCCTGAAGCTGCTGGCCAGACTTGACCCACATATTATCTCGATCATTCATTGTCGTTGTCCCATTGTTTGACGAACGGATCATTTACAACACCGCGCCATTGCTGGGTGAGCGCGTCGTTGACCTCGCGCGTGTTTTTATTTTTACCTGAGAAGTCGGGTCGCGCCTTCAGCCGATCGTAAAGCTGGAGTTTCTGCACGTTCTGCTGCAATTCACGATATCGGTCGCTGGCCCGTCGCGCCTTCAAATAGCTTGGCGCGCTCAGCCATTCACTCGACACGATCGGTGCCATGACATAGAAGCCATAGCGCTTTTCTTTGGGCGTCAGGTTCGTCATGCCATACGACGCGAGCAATTCACAGTAAGGCTCGTACCACTTACGTGTTACCTCGGCAGGTACAAAGTGCGCCATGTCGTAATGGAGATACACTTCGCCGTCGCGGTCGAGCAGCTTGAACACGGCGAAGACCGCTTCGAGGTCAGCCACTGACTGATACCAACAAAACGATCATGCTGGCGATCGCCAGCCAGAACAGGATATTCGCCACGTCGGTGAGCAGTGCCCTCAGCCAGTGGCGCGCCAGTGTTTTCATAACGCCTCCGAGTTGGCATTCAGCAAGTCGACCACGCGCTTGGCGAACTTGAGCAGCTCCTCCGGCGTCATGGTCAGGCTGTACTTGAGCAGGATCACATAGGGCTGCGTGCCCTTGTAGATCGTGTACTTCTCGTCGCCCGAGCCGAGTGAGTATTTCATATTACCTCCTCAGGTACATGTTCAGATACATATCTTTGTATTCCGGCACGGCGCAATTTACCATGTTGTGAAGCGCCCAAAACGTATGGGAGACGCGCTTCATGTTCGACTGCAATTGCCGACGCTTCCAAGTGTTACCAACGATGGCCTTCCATTCGCGATAGGTCATGTTACCTCCGCAGGTATCTCGACGATCCGCACGCGATGGCGCAGATGCTTGTCGGGAAAGCACAAATCCAACATCGCCTCGGCCTCGCGCAGCGTGCGCCACGTGTATGGTTCCTTGCCCACGGCGTGCATGGGGCGCCACGTCTCTTCGTCGCCCCTGAGGATGTGATAGGTGCGCAGCAGCACCTCGATGCGGTAAGTCATGGCTTCAGGTATCCCGTAGTATCCAACGGAAGGCCGAAAGTGGTGCCGTCTTCCAATTCGGCCGAGCAGCTTTCAATCATGCAGTCATGAGGAAGCTCGGCTTGCCCGTTCTTCTCAGCTTCTTCGGCACTGTCGGCAAGCACGCTGACCTGCACCTCGATGTGATAGGTGACAGTATACCAGTTCACTGGCTTGCCGTTGATGTAGGCGTGCGCCATGTTACCTCGCTAGGTTAGACTACGTAGACGCATATAGAACAACAAGAACGCCCACGCCAAGCTCAGACACACCCATGCCGCCCGCGACAACGCCGGGATGAACACGATGCCGGCCAGCAACAGCACGCCGGCAACGGCGATGTCCATCAGAAGCCACCATTCGGTGCAGGCGGATCGTACACGTCGTAGGGATTGCCGTTGTGCAGGTGCGCGAACGGCGTGATGACGTACTCGCCATCCATGTAGCCCACCGCGCAGATCATCGCCACGATCTCGCCAGTCGCCTTGATGCGTCCCTCGACCAGTGTGAGGTGCCCCGCCTTGGCGGCCTTCACGATCGTCACCAGATCGGCTGCGTGCTTCTGCACAATGGTCTTGGGCTTTGCCATAGGTTACCTCCGGGGGTTAAGGCAGCGGCGGCTTCGTCTCCACACCGGGCATCGTCACGTCGCCATCGGGCAACGCGCGCAATGCTTTTAGCGTGCGCTGTGTCGCGTCGCCGACTGTCGATAGCCACGCCCGTTCGTAGGCCGGCAGATGCAAGAACTGCCGCATGACGAACGAGCTTTTGCCAGTTATCCACACGTCGTCGAGCAGACGATCGACCGTTCCAGCACGCGCAGCCCATGGTTCCTTATTGCACTCGCGCCTAAGTGCGACCAACAGCGCATGTTTGGTATTGGGCACGATGTTACCTCTGTAGGTTGGCTAAACGACCGCCCAACCGGGCGGCACCGGCACTTTCAACGCTTCGTCGATGGTACGTGGTGGCGTGTATGGTACGCCGCTCGGCGGCCGCACCTCGACGATATCGCTACCTCGCAGTATGATTGCACCACGCTCACTCACCGGCACATGGGAGAGCCACTCAGTATAGCTCTGGACGATTGCTTCGGCGCTGGGGTTGTGAACGTTCTTGTGCTTCAGTTGCCTCAGCAGGTAACCGGGAAAGCCGATGTCGTGGAAGCCCAATGGTTCAAGGGCGCGGGGATCGACCCGCCAGCTATGCGGCGGTTGCGCTTCGTAGCGCACGCCATACTTTACGCCCAGACGGATCGCTAGGTATGACCGCGGGCTCATGCCGAGCCGTGACGTGGCGCGCACAGGATGCAGCCACAAAGGATCGGTGTGGTAGTTGTTCAGCAGCAGATCGGGCGATGTCTCGTGCAGACGCTTGATGTAGGCCCATTCGGGCCGCAACATGCGGCTGGCGTGCCGCGTCAGGCCGGGCGGCACTGTCTGGTTGAGGATCAGCCAGCCCCAATGGGCGGGGTCTCTGCCATACGAACCGAGCAGTTCGATCATCTTTAATGGTCTATGACCCTTGGCATTTGGATTGACGATAATGGTGTGCCACCAACGCAATTTGTCGCGCAATAGAAAAGTTGAGCCGAGCAGGATGCGCGAAGTCGGCAAATGCTTGAGCGAGTACAGCGCGTAGGTGTTCGGCGCGTTGTGCACGAGGTGACGAAGCAGGGGGATGTAGGGTGAGGTCATAGGTAGGTATATAGGCGGCTAAACACTATTGAACAAGTAAATTCGATGTTTCAAAATGTCTTTTTTCGTGGTTCGATCTTGTGGTTAGTTGCTTTATTAGAGAAGTGCATTAAAGAGGGGCCTAAATGAAAAGATACCCTTTAGAGATATGGCTTTGACGCGCGTGTATGGTACGGGGGAGACGTAGGTTTAATTACCCCGCGGGGTAAGCTCAATTCACGTGGGTTGATCGTTCGCCAAATAGCTCTTGTTTTTTTAATTTATCATTCTAATCTATTCTATAACTAATAAATATAATATATATAAGAACTATCACTCAGTCCACTGCCGAACCTAATCAGTATTGCCTTATTGCAGACCCTATCCTAAACAGCATGAAGCCTAGCTTTTAATCTTCATGCCGTTTAGGTAGGTATCAGCCGTTTATTCGCTGCTATCGTTGTCGACGTAGGTTTGGGGCTCGACCACGATGCCGCGAGCTGCCAGCTTGGCGTTGGCTTCGGCGCCCATGGTGACCAGCTCGGTCAGCATGGCCTTCTCCTTCTCGCGGCGGGCGACCTCGCGCGTCGTGCCACCGAGTTCGTCGATGCGAGCCCGCACGATCTTGCGAGCATTGACCAGCGACGCGACGCTCTCGTCGCTCACTGGATCTTCCTTGGCGTTCAGCAGGCTGTCGATCTGCTGTGTTACCTTTGCAAGTCTGTCGGCTTCGCCTGCCAGTTCCTTGGCCGGCTTCTTGAGCAGGCCTTGGATCACGTCATCGTTCAGCATGACGCTGGGGCTGCCGATCTGATAGCGAGCAACGCGAACCATGCCATCGAATGGCGAGTAATCCATCTTGCCCTCCATTGCGATGCGTTCGGCTTTCTGGAAGGCAACAACCTTCTCCATCAAAGCCATGCCATCGACGTGGGGCAGTTCGCCCAAGCGCACGGCCACCGCGAGCTTGGAGACTTGCTGCTTCTCGCTGTCCTGCTTCTTCCAGCCGACACCGCGAGCCGCTGCACTTGACTTCGAGTAGTCCTCGAAGATCACGGGCACATCGGACTTCGCAATGGCGCGGCGCTTGGCAGCGTCGACGCACAGCAGGAACATGCCCGGCCGACTGTTGTCGCCCAAGCCCTCACGCTTGCCAAGCTCCTTGGCTCGCGCGATGACCTGCTTCAGCGTCATCTGGCCTTCGATGTTACCTCCAGAGGTCGCAACCGCAGCGACCTGTTCGTTTGTCTGATCCAACATACAGTCTCCTTTCTAGGTCTGACGAAGCACAATGCTTCGGGCTGGACTAGCTCCCTAGTCCACACCGCAGCGTTGTGTTACCTCTGCGGGTTCTTCACGAGCACGTCTTTGCGATAGCTGCGATAGATCCACGTCGCGGGAACGATCTTGCAGGGCTTGCGGCCGATCATAGCCGCGGCAATGACGGGCTGCATCCCATAGGCCGCACTCACGCGAGCCTTGAAAGTGCCCCGCGCCTTGCCCGGTGGACAAACGCGATAGGTTGGCATGTTTGTTCGCTCCTCGGCGCTTGTCGCGCCTCGTTCGCTGGTCTTTCGGAACCTACCGTGACTTGGCTCTGCTGGGAGACCGTGGCGCCGTGCGCTCGGTTCGCGGTAGGTTGCGAAAGACGGGGCGCCGCGGCCAGACCTAAGGCTCGCGTCATGATGCCCCGTATTCGGTCCTAGCCCGCCGTGGGGTCCCTGCTCTGGGCGGTGGTACGCTACGCTCACGATACGGCGCTATCCGGGCTAGGGACGCGCTACAGCACGATTAGCCATGTAGGTTCGGGCTAGGTGAGAGCCTTGTCATACGAGCCGTGCTGGCCCCGTCGCCTGCCCCTGTCGCCTTGCGGTGGGCTTGGTCGATGCTCACCCACTGCTAAACGTCCGGCAAGTTACCTCTAGGGGTAGGCCGGGGGGCTATCTGGACAGGCGGGGGGTGGCGGGGGGTCGCGTTATCCCCTGTTGAAATGTAGACCTCGAAAAAAGTAGACGTACCCCTATTACATGTATAAGATACCGGGTATGACAACGTACCCCTTATCATCGCCCCCCAGAAATTCTGGAATTTATCTACTAAAAAACCAAGCCACTGGCCAGCTTTACGTTGGGCAGGCTCTGGATCTTCGTCGTCGATGGCTTGAATGGCGGTCAGCTTTCAATGAAAAAATTGGGGTCAAAAGCAAGGTGTTGCTCAATGCTATCGCTGGAACACGGCCTGAAGATTGGACCTATCAAGTTCTTGTAGAAGTAGAACAAAAAGATCTAGATCGTTTGGAACGAGCAGCTATTACCCGACTAAAAGATCGAGGTCCATTGTTGCTCAATTCATTACAATCATTTGCGGCACCTCGTAGGGGATTAGGTGGTATTTCTGATACCGCAAAGTCGATGATTATGAAGCCTTTCGGCGGTCGCATGTCCTACGCTGAGGCAGCCATCGAATTAGGTATAACCCCTCAGGCAGTTAAAAAGAAGTTGCAGCGATTTCGCAAAATAGGGATTACCTTGGTGAAATTAGAAGACGGACACCTCCGAGCTACTTGACATCCCCCGCATAGCGTTCCATCTTTGGATCACTTTCTAGGTGTCTACCCCCCTCTAACCCGTCGTGGCCGGCTCATTACCCAAGTCACGACGGGGATTTTTAGATTTTCAACGCGCGCTCCGCCCTTGTCGGGCTCCGCCGCGCCCTACGGAGGTCACACATGGGTGAAGCCGCGTTCGATAGCTGGACGAATGGCAACCCGATGCCGGCCGTGGGTATCGCAATTTTTCTCGTTCTGGTTATCTGGGGCATGTTCAGTGCCCTTCGTAGGTAACACATGAGCTGGCAAGCAGTTGTCATAGGTGGTGGCCTGTGCATCGGTGCCGTGCTGATGTTCTGGTTCATCGTGTCGAGGCCAAAACCGTGAGCTACGCAGTAATAGCTCTTCTTGCTGATCCCAAGGGCGACCCGCTGATGTATTGGTGTGGTTACGAGCCACAAAAAGGCGCGCCGGGTGCAGGTTGCCACAGGTGGCTGCCGGGAGTGGAAGGCCGCAAGCAGGCGGTGAAGTTCATCGACGTCGACAATGCGATGAAAGCAGGCGTCGGAGCGCCGAACACGCCGTACGGCCGGGGCGATGAGGGTCCGTACAGGGGGGTGTCTTACGCCGTCTATAGCGACGAGCACGTGTTCGTGAGTGTAGAGGTACGCAATCATGGCACGTGACAACTCCAATGCTCAGGATGTTTGTGTCACCTGTGGAGGCGTGAATGGCGTTCACGTGGCTGGTTGTTCTGACGCTCCTGTGGCTGAGCCTGTTCGGGCTGCTGATCGTAGGCTTAGCGAGACTACGCAACTGGCTCTCGCGGTCGATCGTATCTCGAAGGCACTGGCCGCCGTACCCATGAACATCGCGCTCGGAGCGCTCGCTACCGTCGTAGGTCAGGCGCACTTCAAGTTTCAGGGCGACCGCCGCAAGCGCGAGCACAACCTCGACATCTTCATGGGCGCCGTGCGCTCGGCGATCGCCATGACCGAGCAGGCCGAGGACAACGCCAAGGCGGCGAAATTGCAGGGTCAGACGGCAGATCCGATCAGGAAACTGGACAGCTAAGGGAGCGATTGGTGATCTTCGCTGGCGTCCTGATCTATGGCTTCTTCTGGCTGGCCGTGCTGTGGCCCAGCGAGCGCCATCTGGGAGAGCGTGGGTGAAGATCCGTGTCGACATCGTGCCGTTGCCAAGTGGCGAAGACTACCCCAAGGTGGTCTATTACGGCTTTACAGGTAACATCACAGGCAAGGTTTACACGGAGGAAAAAGACATGGTTGATCCAATTGCACCGGGCGGCCCGGACCCCGGCCTCAATCCGGCCCAGCCCGAGAAGCCGCCGCTGCGCCATCCCGGCTTCTACAAAGGCGACGACGCGGTCGAGTGGGCGAAGAACAAGATCGCGCTCATGAAGTACAACTCGGCGACGATCCGCGGCACGCCGAAATTGTCGCCGGTGCACGAGCAGATGCTCGCCGAAAACGATCGTGAGCTGAACATGATGATGGCACTCGCCATGAAGGCGGGTATCCTGTGAGCCTCGACGAAAAAGCTCCCCCGAGCTACCCCAAGTTCTTTCGCTGCATCGTCGGTCTCGGCGACGCCAAGCTGAAAACCTTCACCGAAAACGACATGCAGGCGCTGGTCGAGACGTTCAGGCTGGCGACCGGTGTCGATCCGTTGACGGCGACCGAGCCTTTGCTGAAGATCATGGCTGACAGCCTCGAAGGGCGCTGATGCAGATCCCCGAGGTTCCACGCGCTCCCGGCGTGTTCGTGATCTATCACCAGCCGACCGGGCAAGCCTATGTCAGCGAGACGCGCGATCTTAAACAACGTGCGATGCTGTGGGATGCGCGGCTCTTGCAGTACGAGAATGGCGGCATGGCGCCGGCCAAGGACTTCCCCAGGCATCCATCTGCCGAGTGGGCGTTCGTGGTGTCGGGCGAACCTCTGGAGGTAACACGTCAGACGTGGGTCGCCAAAGGCTGGCGGCTGCTGAACGAGTTCAAGCCCCGCAAAGTCTATACCGTGCAGTACCTCGGCGAGCCCGTGGCGACGGTGGGCAGTCTTGCGGTGCATTGCAAGAAGCGCGATATAAAACTTCATACGGCTTACAAGCGGCTGGCGCGCGGTATGACGATCGAGCAGGCGCTCGACCTCAGCGATGTACCCCTATTGGACAAACGCGACTTGGCGATCAGCCAGATGCGGGTGCAGATCGAGAGCGCCAGCGGTGGCTTGCTCACGTACGACGAGGCGATCATGATGCGCCCCGAGATCGGCGACGTGCGCGAGAAGCTGCGCCGGTTGCGCAAGAAAGATCCTAGCGTTACACGCGTGAAGTTGTCGGAGATTTGAGCGTGAAAGCCGAAGACAGGTTCAACCAGCTCATGGACTGGGCGAATGACACCGTCGCTGGACAACAGGCAGTGTTGCTGGTTGGTCCGGTGGATCGCTACGCGTTCAAGGATATTGAAAAATCTCTCGGCAGTTTTCCTGAAATGTTAGATGTCTTTTTTGTCGGGCAGTGGGCGCGTGGGACCGCGATAGTTGTCGACGGAAAATTATTTGAGGCGCCGGAGAAGAGCGATGGCTGACACTCCTAAAGTCGTGAGCCTGAACGGCAAGGCGCTGGAGCTGCCGGGCCAGACGGCCAAGCGCCATTTTGAGCGGCTCGAAAGTTTCGAGAAGCTCATGAACGAGCGGAAGATCACCGCGGTGGCGCTGGTCGCTGTCGACGAGAACGGCATGGCGTGGGTCGACTATGCGGTTGACACTTACAAGCTTACAGCCCTGATCGGCGCCTGCCATTACACGGCAGAACGGTTGTCGCGCGAGATGGACAACGACGTCACTGAAGAAAAACCAGAGGATAAGCAATGACCGACAACAACGGCGCCGTTCCCCTCGATGAGAAACTACGCGGTGAACAGTCGCAATCGCCGCGGCCGAAAGCCGGTGAGACTGGCCCGGTGATTAATGAGGTCGACCAAAACAAAATGATGCAGCAGATGCTGGCCTATCTTCATGCCGAGGCCGGTAAAGGTAACCTCTGTTCGCTGAGCTGCGTGTTCGTCGACAAGAGCGACGTACCGCAACATGCGTTCTTGGTGAAGCCCAACGCTGCGGCGGTGCTGCTGGGCGGCGTGCTGATCGCCGAGGACCAAATCAAGCTGGCGCTTGGTCAGTCGATGGAGAACCACCGGCAGAAACTGATCAAGGAAGCTGAGGCCGAAGCGAAGAAGTTGGACGGCGCTGTTACCCGGCCGGGTAACGCTTAGGTCCATGCTCCGACCGGCACAGCCGGTGTGTGACCTGAAGCGAACCGCCTCATCATGCGGCCTTGGATATAGCCCAGCATTCCCGAGAGACCGCCTTCGGTCGCAAGGCAAGCGTACTGTAGGGCGTCGATGATGTGGCTGAAATCGTTCTTGAGCGGCTTGGGCTTGGTTTCCGACTGGGCTGTCGGCTGGTTCGACTTCAAATTTTCGTAGCGATAACCCTGCTTCAGCCCGTTGATTGTCACCGGGCAGCGGTCTTGGTCGATCACCATGGCAGCACCTGCCATGCGTGAGCCCAAAAGCCAGCTCTCGATCGAGCGGATGCGCGGGTCGATATCGTTGGTGTGGGCCGGGAAGGCGAAGAAGCCCTTGGACTTGATGAAGTCGATCGACGTCACCTCGAAGATCGTGTCTTTCGCCGCGCCTGCGGGATCGCCGATGATCGCGATGGGCAGGCCAAGGTAGCGGGATGAGCGCAGCACCGGGATGATGTGCTGGTCGTAAGCGATCTGCAGCCCCATGTGCCGGCAGATGATCTCTTCGAGGAGTTGGAGCCGGCCGTTCTGATCGACCTGCGTGATGATGGCGCAGGGATCGCGACCAAAGTCCTGTCCGACGATGATTGTGCCACCCGGATAGGGCTGGAGGTCCTTTACCACATGCCACGGCATGCCGTAAGAATTCTTCGGCCAGAAGATTGCACCGAACACGGCGCGCCCCGAGGGGTCGATGCCATACTTGGCGTGCACGTAGCGATCGACCCACGCCTGTGAATTGCCTCGCGCGAGGCGCTCGTAGTACGTGCGGCCCTGTGCCTTGCGGATCGGGTGGCCTTCGGGAAACTTCAGGCTCTCTTGCGTCTGTGCGAGCCAGTCGAGGTTCTCGGCGTCGGCGTGTAGGCCGCCCGGCTGCTTGTAGACGGTCCAGTCCGGCGGTGGGTTCTCGAACAGCTCCCACCACTTGGAGCCTTCTTCGGGGAAGTTGGTGTCCATGATGATGAAAGCGTGCGTGCAGCCACCCATCTTGGCTGACGGATAGCGGTTGCAGCGGCCGGCGATCGCCGAGACGAGGTCGGAGTTGATCTCGATGCACTCCGAGATCCACGCGCCGGTGAGCTGCATCGACAACAGGCGGCGCTGGTCTTCGGGGTCTTCGAGCGGCAGCAGCACCCACTCGCTCTTGATGTCGCCCACTTCGATGTAAATCGTGCTCTCGCTCACGCGCCACAGCGCGATACCGGGGAGCCACTGCATGATGTCCTTGAGCACGGTCATCTTGAGCTGCTGCAGGGTCTGCCGGCAGATCCCGAAGCGGGTATAGCGGTAGCCGTCGCTCGATGGCGTCTGTGCGGCCGCGCGACGGAACAACTCGAAGATGCAGGCGGTGGTCTTGCCCGAACCGACAGGCCCTAGAAGGGCGCGGATGAATGTCTCGGAGAGCATGAACAGCGCGCAGATCGGCGGCGCTGTGTAGCTGATGGCGCTCATTTAGTCGCCGTGATGTCGAAGCTCGGGATGGCAATCTTGTCGATGACGATCGGCTGCGCCTGTCCCGCGGCACCAAGGTTGATCTGCACCAACACGCGATCGCCGGGAGCGATGCCGGGGCGTTCTTTTTCGTTGACGCTGAGGCCGCCGACGCGTTCGACGACCTTCATCAGCTCGACTTTGCCCGAAAGCGTTTGCTGCGTGTCGTGAAAGAGACGATCGGCTTCACTCAGCCAGTCCTCGAACGACGCCTGCGCCTTGGCGCGGATGCGTTCGACGGTGTTCGTCGAGCCGTGCCACACCGCATACGCTTCTTGGTAGTGCTTGATGAAGCTCGGGTTGGGGCGGATGCGTTCCTGAAAAATCGTCGGGTCGAGATTGTAGCGCGAGAGGGTTTCGGGGATCGTGTAAAGCTCGCGCGCCAGCTCCTGCGCAAGACGCTGCAGTATGACATCGTCGAGTTGCCACGCCGGCCCACGAGCAAAAGGCGAGGCGGAAGTTTTAACGACGGGTGGGGAGGGAGGTGGGAGCGGGGGAGGCCCGGCCATTGACAATTTACTCCGGTTCGCGCCTAGATACCGTACACTCGACCTCCACAGGTGACAATGCCGGCCGTCCCCGTCACTCCGCAGATGCCCGCGGCCAATCGCTTTGGTGCGCTTCAGGTCATGAGCCTGAAAGATCTCACGGCAGCGGAGAACGCCCAGAAGGACGCGTTGGCGCAGTCGAGCCAGACAGTCAGCGACGAAGAGGCGACGGGGCTCGCTGCGATCATCAGGCGCAACTGGGACATCTTCCAGCGCCATCGCAATGGCAGCTCGGGCTGGTCGAACCGCATGCTGAGTGCGCTGCGCCAGTTCAACGGCCAGTACGACCCCCAGAAGCTCGCGGAGATCCAGCAGTTCGGCGGCAGCACGATTTACGCCCGGCTCACCGCCACCAAGTGCCGCGGCGCCACGTCGCTCCTGCGTGACATCTACCTCAGCCAAGACCGTCCCTTCGGCTTACAGGGCTCGGCCGACCCCGAGATCCCCATCGAGATCTTCCAGAAGATCACACAGGCGGTGCAGTCGGAGATCATGAACCTGAAGGTGAACGGCCAGCCGTTGCCTTCGGTCGACGACGTCAAGGATCGCACCTATGCCCTGATCGAAGCGGCGCGCAACGCCGCTAAACGGCAGGGGGCTGACAAAGCGAAGTTGGCCGAAGACAAGGTTCAAGCTCTTTTAGAGCAGGGGGGCTTTTACACAGCATTGGCCGAATTCTTGTTCGACTTGACTGTGTACCCCCTAGCCTTTCTAAAAGGCCCAGTAGTCAAGATGGTGCCGCAGGTCTCGTGGAAGAACAACGTCCCCTACGTCGATCAGGTACCTCGGCTCACATGGATGCGGGTAAGTCCTTTTGATGTCTGGTTTACTCCCGGCGTCGCCGACATCAAAGACGCTGACGTGATCGAACGTAGCCGCATCACCCGAGCACAACTAAACGATTGCCTTGACCTCCCCGGTTACAATCACGACGCTGTGAGGGAAGTGCTTACGGTGTATAACCGGGGGTACACGGAGGCACCGGATTTCACCGACGCCCAGCGTGCCGTGCTCGAAAGTCGGGAGAACCCGACGATGAACGAGAGCTGGCTGCTCGACCAGCTCGAATTCCACGGCAACGTGCAGGGCGAAGTGCTGTTGCAGGCCGGCGTGCCTGAGCGTCAAATCCCTGACCCGCTGCGCGACTACGGCTGCAGCGTCTGGCTGATCGGCCGCTACGTGATCAAAGTTCAGCTCAATCCCTCCCCACGCAAGCGCCACTGCTACTATTCGACCAGCTTCGAGAAGGTGCCGGGTACCCCTGTAGGTAACGCCCTGCCCGACACCATCGGCGACCTGCAGGACGGTGCCAATGCAGCGTTCCGCTCGATCGTCAACAACATGGCGATGTCGTCGGGGCCGCAGGTCGTGGTGCACGACGATCGTCTGTCGGGCATGGAGAACGGCGAGCAGATCTACCCATGGAAGCGCTGGCATGTCATGAGCGATCCCTTGGGGAATTCGAGCGCGACGGTGCCGCCGGTGGACTTCTTCCAGCCCACCAACAACGTGCAGGCGCTCGTTCAGGTGTTCGAGCTGATGTACACGATGGCCGACGACGTCTCGGCGATCCCGCGCTACCTGCAGGGCGGCGCTGCCGGAGGCGCCGGGCGCACGGCCTCGGGGCTGGCGATGCTGATGGGCAACGCCTCCAAGGTGCTTCAGACGGTGTGCGGCAACATCGACATCGACGCGTTGGTGCCCTGCCTCACCGAGACCCTCGACATGATCCTGTTGACCGACCAGACGGGTATGCTGGAGGGCGACGAGAAGGTCGTAGTGAAGGGCGTCCAGATCGCCATGCAGCGCGAGACGATGCGCAGCCGCCAGCTCGAACTGCTGCAGGTCACCGCCAACCCGATCGACATGCAGATCATGGGACCGAAGGGGCGCGCCACGCTGCTGCGCGCGGTCACCCAGAATGTCGGCATCCCCGGTGCCGAGATCGTGCCCAGCGACGAAGACATGGCTGCGCAACAGAAGGCCGCGCAGGCTCAGGCGAAGATGCAGGGCATGGTGGGTCATTCGATGGGGCCGCAGCCCGGCGGCGAAGGTGGTCCCGGTGGACCGGCCGCGCAGGCGCAGGGTCATCAGCCGACGCCACCCTCGCAACAGCAGGGACCGCGGACGAACTTAATTCCGGCGCGCGTCGCTGGAGGTGTGGGCGGTTCGCCATGACATGCTCGAAGTGTGGAGGGCCACAAGATCGTCCTGAGCAGCGCTACTGCCGGGCGTGCCACGCAGCGAATATGCGCCGGTGGCGGCAGTTTAACCCGCTGACAGGACTGCAAAAATTGAAAGACGTCGCCCGAGCGTACGCGAACGTTTATCAGCGACGTGGGCATCTTGTGCCACAACCGTGCGAATGCGGCGAAGCGGCCGAAAAGCATCACAGTGACTACACTAGGCCGCTTGCTGTAGACTGGTTGTGTCGCCGGTGCCACCTAAACCTGCACCGCTTCACGTGAAGCAATTTTGTAGGAGGTTGATATGGCAGTGAAAAAGAACGCCGCCGACACCGGCGACAAGGGCAAGGGCACCGGCTACAGCGGTGTGAAGAACGCGAGCAACCACAAAGGTTCGGGCGGTCCGGGCAAGGTGGATTTTCTACAGGGCGGCAACGGTCACATGTTCGGTCGCAGCGGCGCTGAGCCGATGAAGCCGGGCACGACAGCGCCCGTCAGCCTGCCCGGCAAGGGTGGCAAATTCATCGAAGGCGGTCACGGCAACCACATGTTCCCGCGCATGGGGGCCTCGCCGATGAAGGCTGGCGAGACGGGTCGTGACGTCGGCTCACCCGGATCGAGCAACCAGTTCGCTCAAGGTGGCAAGACCCACATGTTCGGTCGGCGCGGCAGCCAGAAGCGCAGTCCCGGCGAGACAGGCGGTATGTAGCGTGTCCAAGCAGCTCCCCCGCCCCGAGTTCAACAAGTCACCTTTTGGTGGTGTCCCCGCTTCCAAAAAGACAAAGGGTGACACCAGCGAGTTACTTCCCGGCCAGAAGGCTTTGAAGCAACTTGCCAAGGGTAATCCAGCCCAGCAAAGCATCCAGAACTTCGGCCGGCTCACGCCGATCGGGGCTGGAGCTTTGAACGAGGACATCTTCGCCAAGACGAAGTTTTAGCATGTCCCAGCCCTTCGACATTGCGGCGGGTGCGCCGCCGTCTGCCTCTCCCAAGCCCGGCACCCCCATCACCGTCGATCCTAAGGTGATCGCCGTCGCCGAGGTGATCGAGAAGATCCGGGCGACACAGCCGTTCCTCTACACCGAGCTGAGTGCAGCGTTGCACGGGCTGCTCGACCAAGAGTTTCAGCACATCGTCCGTGTGCCGCGCGACAAGCTGGAGACCAGCCAAGGGCGCGCACAGGTGGCACAAGACGTGCTCGGCGCGCTCGACAACTGCGCTGAGATCGTGCGCCGCAAGAAGACTGCCGGACTTCCGGCGGCTGGCCCGCGGCTCGTAAATCCCTCCCCCGGACAATGGAGCTAACCTATGGCGACTGACCCTTCTGCGCATTTTCCTGTCGATAAATCTGTGATCCTGCCCGCTGCCGTGGTGGCTGCTGGTGCCGCGGCCGACGCGTTGATGCTGGCGAACGTAGCGCCTACGCCCCCCATGCCGGGCACGCCGACGCCTGTGCCACCTGCGAATGCAGCGGAAATCATCGCTGCTGGTGCGCCGCCCCCCGCCGGCACGAGCTGGAACTTGCAACCGCCGCAACCGACTGCGCCCCAGCCGCCTCAGCATGTTACCCAGCCGGGTAACGACGATCAGACGTGGGAACAGCGCTATCGGTCTGAGCGTGGTCGACGCGAGGCAATGGAGCGAAATTTCAACAATCAGTCGGGAGCCCTGCAGACGCAGGTGAACGATCTCATGCGCCAGCTCGATGACATGCGCGCAGGGCGTCTGCCGGCTGGCCCCGGCGGGGCGCCGGCGATCGACAAGAACGTGATCACGCCCGAGATGCGCAAGACTTGGGGCGATGAGATGTGCGACTTTGTCCTTGATGTTGCTGGTAAAATCGTCGGCGCGCAGGCGGGCCAGATCACCCAGCACGTCGATCAGCGCATTCAGCAGAGCCAGCAGCAGATCTGGCAGGCCGGTCAGATGGCGATGATGGGCATGCTCGATGAACGACTGCCCGATGGACAGGGCCGGGCCGGGTGGCGAATTGTCAACGATGACCCCCAATTCGGAAATTGGTTGCAAGAGCGTGACGGGTTCAGTAGCATGTCACGGCAGCAGATCCTGCAGCAGGCTTGGCAAGCTAACGATACCGAGACTGTCTACCGGATCTTCGCTGCGTATATGAACCCACAGCCGCTTCCGGCTGGACAGGGTGGCCCCGGCGCACCGCAGGGCGGCTTCCCACCGAATGGTGGCATGCCCCCGCCGTCGCAACGGCTCCCCCTGAACAGTCTAGCCGCACCGGGTCCGACACGAGGGGGGCAGGCGTCAGCGCCGGGCGCCCCTGAGCCCAATCTTTACACCCAATCCCAGATCGCCAAGTTCTTTCAGGACAAGGGGCGAGGTCTCTACAACGATACGCCGCAGCGCGCTCAGTTCGCCGCGGCGATCGAGGTGGACATCTTCGCCGCTCAAAAGGAAGGGCGGGTGGTTCCGGGCTAACCGGCTCCGTCGCACTCATCTCCATGGGCGCCGGCGGCGCGCTCATGGAGCTATGCATGGACAAGCGTCTGCAGATGTCGATCAGCGCCGCGGCCCTTATGGTCGGCGCTTCCGATCCGGGCCTGCTGCCTCAGCACCCGGTCGAGATCTCCAAGAATACGGCGTTCGCCTTCCCGCTCGCCGGGTCGATGACCACGCCGCCTATCTTCCCGACTGGTTCAACCCAGCCGGCGACGCCCTACTCGGGCACGTTCATCCCGCAGATCTGGTCCGGCAAGCTGGTCGAGAAGTTCTACGCAGCTACCGTGCTCGCGGCGATCTCGAACACCGACTACGAAGGCGAGATCAAGAGCTTCGGCGACACCGTCAACATCCGCACCATCCCGACGATCACCGTCTCGCCGTACCTCGCGGGTGGCAATCTGGCGGTGCAGCGCCCCTCGGCGCCGATCGTCACCCTGCTGATCAATCAGGGCTACTACTTCAACGCGATCCTCGACGACGTGATGAAGATCCAGAGCGACATCAACCTGATGGCGCTGTGGTCGGACGACGCCGCCCAGCAGATGAAGATCGCGGTCGACACGCAGGTGCTGCTCGGCATCCTGCACACGGCCTCAGCTAACAACCGCGGCACGACTGCCGGGGTCATCTCGGGCAACATCAACCTCGGTGTCACCGGCACGTCTCTCGTGGTCGTGGCGAATGCGCCGGCCGCGGGACAGGTCACCGTCATCGACGTGATCACCCGCCTCGGGCAGGTGCTCGACGAGCAGAACATCCCCGAGATCGGCCGCTGGATCGTAATCCCGACGTGGTTCGGCACTCAGATCAAGCTGTCGGAGCTGCGTGAGGTGTTCCTCTCCGGTGACAGCGTGACGATGCTGCGCAACGGCAAGCTCGGCATGATCGACCGCTTTACGGTCTACGTGTCGAACCTCCTGCCGAATGGCACGGCAGGCACCTTGGCGGCGGGCGAGTTCGTGGTCTACGCGGGTCACGCGCACGCGCTTACCTTCGCCTCGCAGATGACCAACGTTGAGACGATCCGTTCCGAGTTCACCTTCGGCAACCTGCTTCGTGGCTTGCAGGTCTTCGGCTACCAAGTCGTCGATCCCAAGGCGCTGGCGGAAGCCATCTGCACTCAGGGCTTCTAACAGAAGCTCGGGGTCAGCTCGGGGGAGCTGAGGTGGGGTCGAGCTTAACCGCTCGGCCCCATTTCCCCGTCTAGCGGAGTTCGCATGGCTGGCTTCATCACTGTCGGCGACATCGTCTCAGAAGCTCGCATCCTGCTGCAGGATACCGAGGCAGGGAACTTTCGCTGGAGCGACACGGATCTCTACAACGCATTGAACGAAGGGTTGCTCACTTCGGGCCTGCGTCGGCCGGACTTTTATCGCGACGTACCGATCCCGCAGTACGCCACAACCGACGTCAACCTCACGATCAACTATCCCGATATGTATAAGCCGGCGCTGATCAACTTCGTGATTGGCCGCATCATGATGCAGGACGACGAGGCGACGAACTTCCAAGTGGCGACTGTCTTCGTGAACGCCTTGACCCAGAACTTGACGATGCCGGTATAGTAACCCCTACAGGTAACACATGACCGAGCCAGCCAATTTTTCCCGCCTCTACGCCAATCTGCGACAGAACTTGCCGGGCTCTATCATTCAGACTTTGCAGCCGGAGCTGTTCGAGATCGCGCGGGAGTTTTGCCAGAAGACGAACATTTACTTCGACACCATGAACATCGTGGTGAGCACCAGCTCGAACGTGTATGCGCTGACGGTGCCGACGTCGGCCGCGATCAAGCGCCTGCTGTCGATTGCTGACATAACCAACAGCATTCAGCCGCCGTTCCAGCCAGTGAAGTGGCCCGCCGGTCTCGTGCTGCCGAACACGCTGACGCTCTACCAGCAGCTCCAGAACACCTATACGTGGCAAGTCCAGTACAGCCTTTATCCAGTTGATCCGACTGACAGCAACAACGATCCGGTGTTGCCTGCTTGGATTTTGGACGACTATTTCGATACGTTTTTCTCGGGTGTGATGTACCGCATGTGCATCCAGAAGGCGAAGCCATGGTCGGACACTAGCCTCGCAAGCTACCACTTCAAGCGATACAGGGCGGGTCGCGGCGAAGCATTTGCTGACGTGATGCGCCAAAACGTGTTTAATGGTCAGGCTTGGCAATATCCGCAGTCGATCGTGACTGTGGGGAGGCAACGCGGCGTATGACCCTTCATCTGGCTCACACTTTCGTCTCAGGCAAGAGCGATGGTTCCGATCCAACGCTGGTGCAGCCGACTGATTGGAATGCTGAACATGCGATGACACAGCTCCCCGGCACGGTCCTTGGTGCGCTTCTCGGCGGCTCAGGACAAACGGTCGAGTTACCTATTCAAGTCGACGCCACGGGTAACACTGTAATTTTGTCGACAGGTTTCTTCCTCGCAGCAATTGGCACCACGGGACAGCGACCGGGGTCACCTGCGCAAGGTTACGAGCGCTTCAACACGACGCTGACGGCCAAAGAATACTATGACGGCGCGGCATGGCAGTCGTTCGCGTCGCAAGCGTTCGTCAATACAGCGATTGCGAGTGTGAGCGTCGGCCCCGGCGTTCGTCAGGCGGTTAATAACGGACCTGTTCTGTCATCGGGGCTTCCGAGCTTTTTGCCGGCCAGCGTTCTGGGCAGTCTCAACCTGACGACGCAGAACCTTTCAACGACTGCGCCTCTAGTCGTGTCGGCTGCGAACGGCTACACGAGCGGCGGCCGGCGGGTCGATGCGATCGGCTACGCTGACGCATCAGGTGGCTTTCCAAATCTGACGTGGGCTGTCACCAACAACGCTACGAATTATCTTTTTCTGACGATCAACCCGGCGACGAATTTGATGACGGCAGTGCCGCTTACGTTGCCTCCGATCTATCAATATGGCGGTGCGCCTTCGGTGACGATCGGACAGTTTACGTACAACATCTCCGAGCAAAAAGGCTACTTGGGTAACGGGGGCGCCGCGCCGCAGGCGTACATGGTCTGCGTTGGAGAGTGCGTGGCCTCGTCAGGTAGCATCACATCGACGATTGCCTATTGCTACAACGGTATATTTGAGGGCCAATTTGTTACACCGCTACCAGCATCTCTCACTAACGTGCCGGGAAATCACAACCTTGGCGTCAGGCCAAAGTTCGCCGATTTCATTTTGGAGTGTATTGTGGCGGACCAAGGCTACTCGGTTGGTGACCAACTTCGTCTGCATGACACAAGCGGCACTGACATCACCAACACGATACCGTTCCTTCATACGCTTTCGACCAACGTGAACACGATCAACCTCGCTGTTGCCAACGCCGCTGGAACTCCCTTTTTTGTGATTAGCAAAAATCCCGGTGTCGACGCCGTGCAGTTGACAGGAACAAGGTGGAAATATCAGTTCATCGCAGAACGCGGTTACTAAAATCTACTCGCCAGAGCCCGCCAGACGGGACACCTTCACGGGGGCCAACTAAATGACACAGAAGTTCGACAGTCTTTTCTCGAAGTACATCAATTTCCAGCCGCGAGCGACGATCCCGCAAAACGGCATCTACCGCGATAACTCTGGAAATTTTTGTGTTGCCGTTAATGGTGTCAAGGTCGCTACGCTCAATGGAGGTGGAGGCGGCGGAGGTGACACTGTTCTGGCGAACATTCCTGCTCTCATTGGGCAGGCCAACCCGCCGGCGGATACTGTTTTGCTGCAGGGGTACCACGCTGCCAACGATGGCGGTGGTGGTGTCTTTGTCTGGAACGCGCTTTCGACGGCGACGCCTGACAACGGTACGATCTTCGCAGTCACCGGCATTGCGACTGGTCGCTACTTTCGCCTCTACACTGACATACTTTATTCTGAATGGTTCGGTACCACCGGAGCGGGTGCCACCGACGACACGATTGCGCTTCAGAACGCGATCAATGCAGCGGCTCACAAGACGCTCGTCGTCTCGGCTGGCACTTACAAAGTCTCGCTCGGGGGATCTGCGCCCGGCGCGCTCGGGCAAAATGCGCTCAAAATCGCTAACCCGATGCACCTGTATGTCGATCCCAATGCCACGATTATCTTGGCAACGATGGGGGCGCTTCCGGTCGGATGGGGTACCGTCGCCAGCAATGTCATCGGCGTGCTCACGGTCCAGTCGAACGATGTTTACATCGACGGTAATGGCACGTTCGATTGGAATATCGCGAACACAGGAGTGGGCGGCTACACGTCGTTGATTTACGTCACGACTGGCAATCCCAGTGTTGGTGGTCCGTACTACACCAATGTTCACATCGACGGTCCGCGCATCCGCAATTCTCGCGGCGCCGGCATCTGGACGGAAGACACGAGCCAGTTGTGGGTTACGCACACTGACCATAAAGGCGGTACCGGCACCGACATACTTGTGCTACGCTCGCTGGTCAATCTTTTCGATGTGCACGTAGATGACAACTACATTGACAGCAGCACGATCCCGCCAGCGGTCGGCACGCCGATCCAGTTGTCGATCAACTTCACGGGTAGCGCTGGGCTGGCCACCGATCGCTGGTCGATGTGCCGTAACACCATCTATGCCGGGCTCAACACCAACGTCTACTACACGGCGACCCAGATTTTCTCGCCGATGGCCGGCGGTCTCGACGACAGCGCGGCTTGGCGGAGTGGACATGCTGATGGCAACACGATCGAAGGAGCGATCGGCGGTGGTGGCCCGCTGGGCGGCGCCGAGGGTATTAGTGCCATCAATGTTTCCGACAGCACGATTGTCGGTAACTCCATCAAAAACTGTTACATCGGTATCGAGCTAGGCGGCTTCAACTGCACGCTGGCGGACAACACGATCGATGGTGGTGGCTCGTACATGCAGCTTGGCTTGCTCATGGACGGCACCAATTACAATCATGCTGTCACAGGTAACACAATTCGGGGTTTTGGCGTCTGGGACAACTATCAGGGTATTCCAGTTCGGGGTACCAAGTGCACGTTCACCGGCAACACGATCGAGTGTCCTTTCGGCAGTGGCGTGAATGGCACTGGCTTGATCCTCTACGTGGATGGCGAGAACGCCGCGCTTGGCAGCGACAACAATGTGATCGTTGGCAACAAGATCACGTTGGGCGGAGCCAGCATTGCGTTTGACTTCTATGACTGTAGCAACGTCATCGCGAGCGACAATGTGATTGTCATCGAGACGCCGACGTTCTCGCCGATCAGGATACAGGCGCCCGGTACTGTCAGCCACGCGACGCGCGATTTTATCTCGATCCACAACAACGTCATCGTTGGCGGCGCTCTTCCTCTGATCAACCAAGTGGCGAGCGCCGACTGGGGAACGAACATCTCTTATCAGACGAGCCGCATCGACAATCCGCAGCCGGCGCAGCTCTCGACGTTCGCCAAGACGGTCAATTTCAATGCGGTCGCCGACACTCAGATCCCGATCATCCTGCCGAACGGCTGCACGCGCTATCAAGTCACAGGGGTCAGGATCTCGGGCGCGTCCGCGTCGCTTACGACGTCGCAGGTGGGACTGTTCACGGCTGCGGCAGGCGGCGGTGTTCCTGTCGTTGCCAGCGGCACGGCGGTTACGGTTGCGACTGCGTCGGATGCTACGAACAACAATTCGCAAAGCCTCACCGTCGCCAACTCAGGCACGGAGAGCTACACTGCTGCGAGCCTCTTCTTCCGCGTCACTACTCCACAGGGCAGCGCTGCAACTGGCACTGTGACGGTGACGGTCCAGCCGATGCCCTAGTTCCCCCGTGTTGAAGTGTTACCCGCTTGAGCCCGCTAGACGGGCGCCTTAACAGGAGCCAACAATGACACAGCGTTTTGACAGTCTTGCTACCAAGTTCCTCAAGTTCATCCCGATGAGTTCAGCGCCCAAGAACGGCTTGTTCGTGGACGCGAACGGCCGAGTTGGGTACGCCAGCGGTGGCGTGGTGCAGGCTGCTGCCAGCGGTATCGTGCTGATCGGGCAGCTCGTCGGCGCGAATATGAACGTGACGACGGATCAGAACATCCCGCTGATAATTCCCGGCGGCTATTCGAGGTACCGTATCGAAGCGATCTATGCGAACAACGCGAGTGTTTCACTGACCACTGCAGCGGGTGGCATTTATCCTGCCGCGGCCAAGGCTGGTGTGCCTCTCGTGGCTGCTGGACAGGCCTATGCCGGCTTGACGGCGCCGGGTGACAACGCTGCCGGTTCAGCCCTTGCGCTCACGCTGGCCGCCGCCGCTGCCACGACGGAGTTCAACGCCGTGCAGACGGCGCTGGGGTTGTTCCTTTCGCTGACGACACCACAGGGCGCCGCTGCTACTGCGGACTTCTACGTGTACGGTCGTCTGTTCCGTTAATCAGCGGCTTTACCTTTGGAGGTAACACCCATGCGGTGGCTTTTACTCGCCTTTATCTGGCTGGCACTCATTGTCGGGGCGCCAGCCGACGCGCAGAACACGACGCGTTTGATCATCTCGAACAACGTCAAGTGGAGCTATACGGCCTTTGCGCTGAACGGATCTTCGCAGACGCTGATCGCAGCTCAGACGCCCGGCAGTACGAACGCTACGGGGTTCATCGTGGTGAACCCTTCTGGCAACGCCACGGTTTACGTCGACATCTCGGGGGGCACGGCGACGAGCAGCCGCGGCATCCCGGTAGCGGCCGGCACGATGCTGTCGTTTCAGGGACAGTCTGGGCCGTACAACGCGGTGACCGTGATCGGCACCAACGCGCAGACGCTGGAACTTTACACCGGGCAGTAGTCGCATGCGGACGTTCCTTGCGTTTTTGCTGACGACGTTGGCTTTCGCTGTCAGTGCACAGACGCTGCCTGACGGTGGCTCACTTGTGGCGGTGCCGTCGATCGGAGGCGGTGTCTACACAGGAACCGTGGCCGCCGGACCGCCGCCTTCGACCACGACTTGGGACACGGTCAACAAGAATGCCAACGTCGTTTTGTCGAACGGCAACCTGACGGCTAGCTCGGGCACGGCCACGACGGCGAACACTTCTGGTCGCGGGTCGCAAACGATCACCACTGGTCAGAAGATCTACGGTGAGTTCACAGCGACAGTGAACACCGGCAATTCCTTGATTGGCGTCGTCAACGCTTCGTTCTCGTTTGCTAACTTCAATTATCTCGGGATCGACACCAATGGCATTGGGCTGCTGCCGAGCGGCGGTGTGCTTTACAACAACGGCATTCCAGCGTCGTACAGTGGCTTTACTACCGGCGATGTTATTTCGGTAGCGGTCGACTTCAACGCTGGCTTGATGTGGTGGCGCATCAATGCCGGCAACTGGAACAACAGTGGCGCGGCTAATCCAGCGACAGGCGTCGGAGGCCAGACGATCGGCGTCACCGGCAATCTCTTTTGGGCTTATGGCCTGATTTACGATGGCGCTACGCAGAACGCCTTCATTGGCAAGTTCAGCTCGCCCTTCACGTTTTCAGTCCCCGCTGGCTTCTCGGGACAGCCATGAAATGGGAGACAGTCGCTGCCTTAGGAGTGCTTGCGCTCAACACGTTCATTCTGTTCAGCAGCATTGTTAATCGGCTGCTCAAAGGTCAGTATGCCACGCGTGCCTATGTAGACGCTCTCGTCCGACCGCTAAAGGATGCGCAAATGCTAGAGACCAGCGCACGCAAAGACCTCGAAACAGAGCTGAAGGTGTTGAAGTCAGCCCTAGAGCACATGCCGACGATCGAGCACATCGACGAGCTGAAAGAGCGTGTGCATGAACTAAGCCGGTCGCAGGCAGTGCAGCACACCGAGAACAAGACGAAGCTCGATAACATCATTCAGGAACTCCGGCGGAGGTAGCACATGAGCGTCACCGATACTTTCGGCTATCAGCACAACAATCCGCTCAACCTGCGCCCTCTTGCTAACGGTCAGATGTGGCATGGGCAGACTGGCGTTTTGAGCGGCTTCTGTACTTTTTCAGATCCGCGATATTGCTTCCGAGCGTGGCTGATGGAATGCCATTCCTACCAAGCTACTTGGGGTTGCCAGCATGTTTGGGACTACATCGTTCATTATGCGCCCGCTGCGGATGACAATGATCCGGTGACCTATACCCACGAAGTGGAAGACTACATGCACCTTCCTCGGGGCTCGGCGTTCAGCCTTGAGGACCGGAAACTTGATTTCTGCAAGGGACAGATGTCGGTCGAAATCGGCGGTGTGCCGTATGACGATGAGCTGATTTTGGAGGGATTTTCTTGGGTGACTACCCATTAGGGTTGTCGCCTGTCCAACTAGACGCTAGAGTGTTACCTTCACAGGTAAGGACTTTCCAGCATGACACAGACGCAGATCAATGCCCTGCTGCTCGGTTTGTTTGGCGCCTCTGGCCCGCTTGCCAAGATCTTGGCGTTGGTGTTCCACATGGACGATGGGCTGATCCACTCCATCCTTGACGTCTGCACGTTGCTCACACCGACGATCTCAGGCGCGATATTCACCTACATGCAGCGTCCTACTGGCGTAGTGAACTCGGTCGCTTCCTTGACGCCTGTTCAACAGAACGAGGCGCTGACCCATGTATCCGACGCTGCCAAGTTGCAGATCGCTGAAGCGGTGCCGGCCGTGGCCACTATCGTTGTGAAGGACACGGCGACTGACGGACCGGCGAAGCTGGCGCAGTCCGACAATCACCCTAACATCGTGACTGAAACACAAAACGAAGCTGACGCTAAGAAGGGAACCAAGGTATCCTGATCCGCTTGCTGCTGATCACGTTCATCCCGGTGAGTGGCTGTATGACGGGTTACGTGAAAGACACTGAGCGCGGTGTCTGGCCAGCAGCGTACGACGACAGATATTATGTGGCCGGTTGGAAAGAGAAATTCATCGTCAAGCCCGGTCCGACAGTTTGGAAGGAGAATGGACAATGACCGACGCACAGAAGTCCGCCATGCGCGCCACGCTCGACACAGTTCTTGAGCAGACGATTTCGAGCTACCATGGCTTCATGGAGAGCACAGTGCACGCCAAGGCCGAGGCTTTGCTCGACGAGACTTTCCGCAGCAATTTGATCGAGAACATGGCGGCGGCTGCCGACGCGGCAGCGACTTCATGAAGTGGTTCTTGCTTCTGGCGCTCACCCTGTCTGCTTGTAGTGGACCGTGCCCGGCTGGCCTGACGCGAGACTGGGCGGGCATGTGCTCGAACCGTGGGGGGATGTAGATGCCACACGGTCGCGGCTATGGCTGCATCCCCGACTTGCCGGACGTGCGCGATCACAAGTTCGCCGCCGCTGCACCTGCGCCTGATTTTGTCGTGCCGGACGCGCACGATCTCACGTCGATCTTCCCGCCGGTGATGGATCAGGGGCCGTACGGCTATTGCACTGGCTTCGGCTCGACAGAAGCATACCGCTACAACTTGCTCAATACTGACCGGCCCGACGTACCCTTGTCGATCGCGCAGCTTATGTGGGACAGCGGCGTTCTCGAAGGCGACACGTCCGACAACGGGCGCCAGATCCGCGACGTGGTGAAGTGTCTGGCGACTAAGGGTGTCGCCCGAGAAGAGTTATGGCCTTACGACAAGGCGGGGCAGCAGCCACCACTCGAAGTGTACGCCGATGCGCCTAATCAGATGGCGCTCGAATATGCTCGTGTCGACGTGAGCCGCGCTGCGATCAACACTGCCATTTACATGGGTCACCCGATCATCATCGGGGTTGACGTGTTCACTGGCTTCGAGAGTGACGAAGCAGCGCAAACGGGCATCATCCCGATGCCGTCGTTTGGGCAAACGCCAGTCGGTGGTCATTGCATTCTGCTTGGCGCCTACGATCCGCAGTGGGACATTTTCATGAATAGCTGGGATACGTGGTGGGGTCTGTCCGAGAAAAAGGGCTATGGCAAATTCCCACGTGGCTACCTCGAAAAGTACGGCTCAGACTTCTGGACGATTTTCATCGGTAAATAAGGGAGATCATCATGCTCAAGCGAATTGCGGTGCTAGTTGCGTGCGTTGGGTTGTTGAACGGCTGCCAAGCCCTACAGTCTCTGGGCGTGAGCCCGGCGACCATCACGGCGATCCAGCAGGCTGCGGTGTCGGTGTGCGGCTTTCTGCCGACCGTCGAGACTGTCATTGGCATCGTTTCGGGCGGCATGTCGGCGGTGCCGGGTCAAGTCGCCAACGCGATCTGCGCAGCCGTGGCTGCCAATCAGGCGCCAGCCGGTGTCACTGTTGGTCGCGTTGGTGCTACTGCGCCATTGTCGGCCTTCGTCGGCAATACGCAGGTGAAGGGCGTCTTCGTTCGCTAGTGCGACGAACGGCTCTCCTATAAGGTAACCTCTGGAGGTAAAATCATGACTGACCAACCGAACAATCCACAACCGCCTTCGACGCCCGGTGAAGCGCCGCCCGTACAGCCGCCCGTACAGCCGCCGGCGGGTCCGCCGACTGAGACGCCCGGTGAAGCGCCGGGAGGGACACTACCTGCGGAACCGGAGAAGCCGATTGGTGCGATCGCCGATCCGGTCCAGTCGAGCGGCTTGCTCAAGACACCTACACCCGAAGAGCTTGCGGCGTTTCCTCCGCCGCTTCCTCCCGTGTCGAGCGATCCTGCGAATGTTCCTGCGGGTGTGCATGCGTTTGCGCCGGGTGGTGTCTTCCCGCTGGCGTCAGCCGAGCAGATGCAGCGGCCTCAGCCGACGTTCATCGAAGATCGGCCGCCACCCCCGCGGGCGCCCAAGACCTTCGCTGAGCTGCCAGAGAAGACCCAGCACGAAGTACGGGCCGGCTGGGAGCGTTCACATCCCGGCCAAACTTTCGATGCGAGCACATGGGTCGAGCCCCACATCCGCTCTGCCCGTGAAAAACTCGGCGAGGTCGCGATGGGCCATGCAGCCACGAAGCCGGTGCATGATCGCTTCGACGGCGACTTAAAGCCGCCTCCGGTCAATGAGAAGACCAGAGCGGAGATGGAGGCTGGCCGGCTGGCCGTTGAGCGTCGCAACATGGACAGCAACAAGGTGAAGGCCGCAGTGGCTGAAGCCAATGCCAGCCGCCTCGCTGAAGGTGATCAGCCCCGGTCAGACGACATGGGCTACAACGCCGGTCGCCGGTAAGCTCGACGTAACCTCTGGAGGTAACATATGGCCGCCGAAAAGCTGCAAGCCTTCGGCGGCATGATCCCGGCAATCGACCCCCGTCTGTTGCCGGTGGATGCCGCAGCAGACAGTCAGAACGTCTGGTATTACAACGGGACCATTCAAGGGCTCGTGTTGGGGAAAAGCGTCTACACGATCGCCGATCCCGGTGTGACGAACAGCATATTTCGCATCCCCAAGATCCTCGGCGAGTTTGGGAACTTTCCGAACAGTTGGTGGTTGGAATTCCCTCAAAGCAACATCTCGGTCATCAAGTCGCCGGTCGCTGAAAGCGCAGATCCGGCGATCTACTTTGCTTCAGACAGCTCGCCGCCCGGCTACAATACGCAGTCTCGAATTGCCGCGGCTCAGCCGAATTTGATCCTTGGTATCCCTGCACCGGAAGTAGCGCCCACTGTGGTGCCGGCGGGCGGTGTGTCGACGGTGATGGAGACGCGTGCTTACGTCTACACGTGGCTTTCAGCGTTCTTCGAGGAAGGGCCGCCTAGCCCGCCAACTGTCGTCACTGGAAAGATCGACGACACGTGGGCGATTGGCATGACGGCGCCGACTGTCGGCGACACGACCAATCGCGTGCTGACTTACACGAACATCTATCGCACGGTGACATCGAGCGCGGGTGTGGCGACGTACTATTTCGTGGCGCAGCTCCCGATTGCGACACTTGCCTATAACGACACGCTTGCTGACAGCTCGATCACTTCGGCTGGTGTGTTGGAGAGCACCAACTATCTTGCGCCGCCCGCCGGGTTGCAGGGTCTCACGCCGATGGCGAACGGCATGGTCGCCGGCTGGCTCAACAATGAGATTTGGTTTTGCGAGCCTTACAAGCCACATGCATGGCCACCGCAGTATCAGGTTTCGATCGAGTACCCGATCGTCGTCATGGCAGGCGTCGGACAGTCGTTGATTGTTGGCACTGATGGCTATCCCTATTTCGGTACTGGCGTTGCGCCCGATCAATTTGTGCTGGGACGTATTCCCGCGCCCGAGCCTTGCCTGTCACGCGGCTCAATGGTGGTGACGGAGTTCGGCGCTTACTACGCATCGCCCAACGGTCTTGTGTTTTTGAGTGCTGCCGGTGTTGCTGCGAATGTGACGCGCAATACGATCTCGAAACAAGCGTGGCAGTCGTTGCTCAACTTGGTCGAGCTGCGTGCAGCATTGCTCAATGGTGCGTACTTTGTTTACTGCGGTGTGACAGCGGCGGCGTTCGAGCCGACAGCGTTTGAGCCGACTGCCTTTCAACTAGCAAGCGGCGTCGGTACTCGCACCGGCTTGCTGATTGAGTTCCAACAGCCCAACGTGGGTGTTACACGCCTGTTGTCGCCGTCGACCATTCGCAACGTCTTCACTGATCCATGGACAAGCGAAGTGTTGTTGGTCGGTGACACAGCCGTCTCTTGGATGGATCTCACGTCGCCGTCACAGCAGACTTATACATGGACGTCGAAGATCTTCACGTTGCCTTATCCTACGAACCTCGGCGCAGCGAAGTTTACCTATGACCCTCCGCCTGATGGTTCGCCGGCGTCAAGTCAGCTTTCAGTATACGCTTGGAACAACGGGCAACCGCCATTCCTCTGGCTGCAGCGGGCGCTGCCCGCCAGCAACCAAGTCTTTCGCTTGCCTTCAGGCTTCAAAGCTGACGCTTACCAGTTCCAATTGAGCGGCAACCTCGTGGTCAAGTCGTTCCAGTTCGGCGACACCGTGAAGGCGCTTCAAGGTGTCTAAAGCACCGCTAACTTTTTCGTCGCTGCCGGCTGACGTTAACGACCTGCAGGGTGTGCTGGCTTGGGTTAAAGCAGCGACTGCGACACTAAACACGCTGATCAGTCCGACGAGTGAGCGTGGCGGCGCCCCGGCGATTTTTATTGTCGACACGACAGCAGATCCACAGTCGGTTCCTGATGGTGTCCACGACGGTGATTTGTTGTTCGTGATACCGACACTTCCGACCGGTGGCGTCACGATGTCGATTTGGCGACGGTCTGCAGCGCAGTCCGATGTGGCTGGAAAAACGATGCAAGGGCAGTGGGTGCTGCTGACGATGCCGGGTGTGTTCGTGCACAAAGTTGTGGGCATGGTGCCGATCACGGTGGGTGCGTCGCCGTTCACTTACACCGCTGGCGCTACTCCCGAGCAGGTGTTCGTTTCAGGCGGCGTGGTGACAGACATTTCGATCAGCGGCGTGTCGACTGGGCTCATGTCGGGCAGCTTCTCGCTTGCAGCCAAGCAGTCGATCGTCGTCACCTACACTGGCGCGCCAACGATGGTCTCCAATGGATTTTGACTTTGGCGGCATCGAGCTGGACAACGAAGAGCACGGCGAGCTGATCGGCCAGATGGCGCCGTGTCCCTACAATTCTAGGTTCGACCACGTGATCAGCCGCTCGATCGACGGGAAGTTTGCTGGCGGTGTGGTCTATCAGGACTACCTTGAAAATGGCTCGATCGGGATGCATGCTGCCGCGGCCGACCCCCGGTGGTGGAGCAAGCATCTGGCGTGGGCAGTTTTTGCCTACCCCTTCAGGCTCCTGAAGGTGCGCGTCTGCCTAATCGTCGTACTGGCTTCCAACAAAAGGTGCCTGAGGTTCGTCCGGGGCATTGGCTTTCAGGACGAACATTCGATCCCAGATGCAGCACCGGGGGGTGGAATTGTGCTACTATCCATGCGATTGTCACAGTGCCGATACCTGCAGGGGCCGGCGCCCAAAGGCTTTTTAGCGGGGGCAGTACATGAGTAAAGGCGGCACGAGCGCGCCCAATGCGCCGGACTATTCCAGCCTCATCAGTGCGGCCACGCAGCAGATGAACCAGTTCAGTGGGCTGGGCGCTCAGTCGACCCAATTCGCGCAGAACAATTATAACGCCAACCTGCCCGTTTATCAGGGCGTTGCTGGCACTGACACCGCCAATGCTGGGACGTCGAGCAGTCTCGCCGGCACGCAGGCTGCCCAATACCAGCAGCTCTATGCGCCGATCGCGCAGCAATTTACCGGCGCCGTCCAGCAGTACAGCAGTCCCGACGAGATGGCTCGCGCCCGCGGGCAGGCCATGGCGACCGTCAGCGATCAGTACGAGCAGGCGGGCGACGCCGCCAAGCGATCGCTGGAGAGCTTCGGGGTCGACCCGAGTTCTGCCCGGTTCGGTGGCCTCGATGTCGGCTTCCGCACGTCCAAGGCGGCGGCTGAGGCGGCTGCCGGTACACAGTCGGATGTGACGCGCGAGGCGACGGGTCTCGGGCTCGAAGCGACAGCGCTCAACCTTGGCAACCAGACAGCGTCGGGCGCCAACCAGTCGGTCAACACTGCCACGGGAGCTGGAGCGGGCACCACGGCCGCCACGACCAGCAGTTACTCGCCCTACGCCGGTGCGCTCGGCAACCCGCTGGGCTACTACGGTCTCTCGCAGAACGCGTTGGGCTTGCAGGGCAGCTTCACCAATCAGGGTTTCCAAAACTCGCTTCAGCAATTTGGCGCGGATCAAAATGCTTCGAGCGGCATTGGCAGCTTGCTGGGAGCTGGAGCGGGGATCGCTGCGCTGGCGTTGATGGCGAAGGGTGGCAAAGTGCCGAGCCCGAACGAGATCAATCCTCAGGCAGCGCGCCAGTCGATCCCGACCCCTCAACGGCCGATGTCTTTCCCGCGTGGGCTTCATCGCGGCAGCAACATCCCGCTCACGATGAAGTTCGATGGCGGGGGTGCCGTGCCTCTGGCTGGGCAGCAGGTGCCGGCAAGCATGTCACCTTCGGGAGGCGCAGTGACCGACGACATTCCTGCACAGGTGGGACAGTCGCCCAACGGACCTGCAGCGCCCGGCCCTCAGGCTCGTATCAACGCAGGCGAGTTCATTTTCGACAAGCCATCGACCGAGTATTACGGCTCCAAGCATTTACACGGTCTGATGTCCAAGGCGCACAAAGCAATGGGTATTGGCGAGCACGCCCCCGGCGGGGGTGGCGCTCCTAGCCATGGCGCCGTCAACACGCGTGCACTCGGCATGGCAGGACACGCTCCTTCGGCTCCTCGTGTGGATACGACTGCTGGAAGGCATGCGATGCCACAGGCGGCTTTCAATGCCACAGGCCGAGTGCACCCCGCTACGCCGCAACCACAGCCGCCACGTTTCGCGCAGCATTACGCCGGAGGCGGCGCTGTTCAGCTCCCGTATCAGCGCCTCACTCCCGGTGCTGGCGGTGGCGCAGGCCGCGGTCCGGCGATTAATCTTGGTGGTCATCGGCCGCCGCGCCCGACTGGCGCTGGCGTGCTTGGGTCATCTTCGGGCGCAGTGCGCTCGCCTGTTCCGGGGGTGTGAAGATGTCGCTCAATCGTGAGCTGCAAAATTTTCTCGGTGCGTTCGGCGGCACGATGAACATCGCCGGTAACTTCGCGCGTATCAAGAGCTACAAGGACGCTCGACGTGCCAAGAACGATCCGACGAACCCGGCGACCCAAGCTGGTCAGTGGGCGAACGCGCAGGCCGCTGCGCCTGCGGCGCCAGCCGTTCCCGGTGTCTCGGGAGGCAACCCGGTGCAGCCGGTGCCAATGTCGTTTTCACCGGGATCTGCTGTGGGCGGTGGCGGCCAGTTCGATCCGGCTGTGTCGGATGTCGACCCGAGCGATCAGGTGACATCGGATGTTGCTGGCGGCGATGATAGCTATGCTGGCGGTGGTGACGTCGAGTTGCCGGCTTATGTCGATCCGGCTCAATCGGAGCAGATGCCTCCGTTCGATCCGAACGCGCCATCGCGTGAGCCACCGATCCCGCTGCCTCCGCAAAGGCCGGCACCGACCGGCAGCGCCGTCGATACCTCTGCAGGTAACCCTCTTAAAGCCCACGACGACCAAACCCGCACCGCGGCTTTCGATCCCAGTGTAGAGGGACCGCCGGCCACTGGCGCGGTGCCAGCGGCGGGCATGGCAGCGCCAGCCCCCGCTGTGCCAACCCAGCAGACACCGGCGAGCGCCATGACAGGCGCACCGAGCGACAAGGGTCTTTCGACTAACAACGCCCGTTCGGATCTGGAGAACGCGCTGCATGGCGCCATGACGTTCGCACAGGATACGTTCCATCTCAGGGACGCCAACGATCCACACCATGAAGGCGGCAAACAGGCGCTGTTTTCGGGTGTTGGTGCTGCGAGCCCCGATGTCGTGAAGCAGATGGATCAGAAAGTTAATGCCAATGTCCCGGCCGACCCGCAGCTCTATGCGGTGCGTCGTCTCGAAGCGATTTATCGCTGGTACTCGATGAACGGCAAGACGGCCGAAGCCAACAAGGCGGCGTTCGAGCTGGTGCAGTTCACCGCCGGCGTGGCAGCTCAATGGGGCGATCGCGCTGCCAAGCAGATGCAGGCGGGCGACGTGCCGGGCGCAATCAAGTCCGTGCAGGAGGGATACAACTACATTCCCGATGGCCGCCACATGCAGGTGCAGGGGAACACGGCGACGATCGTCGACAGCCGCACCGGCCAGCCTATCCAGCAGTTCCAGTTCTCGCCCCAACAGGTGTTCGGCGCTGCGATGGGTCTCAGTAACCGTTCGCTCTACTGGCAGGTGCTGGCGCAGCGTGCGAGTGCTGGAGGCACCAAGGCGAGCAACCGGACCGACAGCCAGCAGGATCTCGATCGCGCCCGAGCCGAGAATGTCCGTGCTCGCACGGCGAAGCTCAAGGCTGGTCCCGCTGCAGGTGGCGGCCATAGTGCTGTGTTCACCGACCTTGTGAACAAGATCAACGCGGAGGAACCGGACGCGGGAAACGCCACAGGCCCAAAAGGTAGCCCGCCGCCACTTCCGGCGGCGCCCGCAGGCAGCAGCGACGGAGCTGATGGCGGTGAACCCGAAGGACAGCCCGGCACGGCATCTGGCGAGGCGACGGCTGATCTCGACACGGCTGACCAGCCTGTTACCTCTGCAGGTCCGAGCCTGACGCCTGCGCCTCAGAGCGTGTTGCGTACGCAACCTCCGGCTGCTAACCAAGGCACACCCGCGCCAGCCGATGCTGACTACAAGGCATGGCTTCAGAAGAACAACCTGCGCGAAAGTCCTGACTACGACATGAAGGGCGCTTTCACCGCGGGTGAGCAACCCGATGAGCGCGGCCACATGACCGATCGCTTCAAGAAACCGACACATCCGACGTTCAGCGATGAGAGCATCTATGCTGACGATAAGAACAAGGGCGGCCACTGGGCGCAGACCGGCGATGGAAAGTGGAGCTTCGCGCCCGGCCCGGCCAACCTGAAGAACGGTGGCATCGAGCGCGTGCGCGCGTACCTGAAGGAGAACGATCCTGATGTGACATTGCTGGCGCCGACTGGCGGCAAAGATCAGGCGCCTGAGCGTATACCGGCGAGTGGTGACCATCCCGGCTTTGAGCCGCATTACGAGACGCCCGATCGCGTGCCCGACATCAAGATCGCTCACGACGGTGAGAAGTACGTGCCGGGCTCCGATGTTACCCCTGCAGGTCAATTCACCGAAGAAGCGCCCAAGCCGAACCCGTATCGCAAGTACGAAGCTGACGCTGCCAAGGTGCCGGGCAAGGAGGGCGTGGCGCTGCGCCAGCTCATTCAGAAGAAAGCGTCGGCTTACGACGCCAGTGTCAAGACATACACTGCGCGCAAGAAGGCGTTTGATCAGGGCGAAAAACAGCGCGTCGCCGGCGAAACGAAGGCAGCCGGTGCAGATCTCAAGAAGGCGATGAGCGCTTACGATCAGAGCTTCAAGCCGCACGAGCTGGAGAAAGCCGAGAAAGACGTCGGTGACGCGTGGGACGAGGCAGCTAAGAAAGCTATCTACCCCGCGGGTCAGAGCTTCGATGATCCGGGCAGCTCCGATGCGAAGGCGGCTGCAGCGGCCAATAAGCCCAATTTCGATGCTTCGATTTTCGGCGACAAGACAGTGAGCGCGCAGAAGCTCAAGAGCGTGGCGACGTCGCTCTTGACCTCGAACCCGAATATGACGCCCGAGAAGGCCGTGCGCCTCGTCTATCAGCTCTCGGCGATTGATCCGCAGGATGCAACGAAGCGTACTTACAAGCCTGTCGGGACCGACGTGACGGCCAGCAAAAATGTCGTTGTGGCACCTGCCGAGGGCGGGCCGCATAAATTCGCCCCCGTTCATATTCGCCCCGACGCCTACGCGGATCTGACGGGCATCGTGCAGCAGCGCCTGAAGGCGGCTGCATCTCGGGGTAAGCAAGCGGCTGAGACGGCGACGACGGAGCCGGGTGACAAAGACATGCCGCTAACGGATCGGTTGGGCAGCGCGTCTGGTCGTGTTGTCCAACAAGCTGGCAAGGTGGCGGCGGAGACGCCTTCCTACATTGCAGGTAACACGCCTCGTGGTGGCCTCACAGGGGATGTGCTTCGCATCGGCAAAAACGTCGGCAAGGCTGCGGTCTTGGCACCTATTCGTGTAGGTCAAGCAGCGCGTGACTACGCCGAGCGCACGATTAAGGGGGCTGTCGATACTGGGCAGGCGTTCCACCCCGAAGACACGCTGAGGCCCTGATGGCGTTTGAACCCGACCTTTTAAGCGATCAGGCGCCCGAGCCGCCTCCGCCCGGACCCGCATCTGGTTCGACGGTAGGCGACGCGGCCAAGACGCTGATGAGCGGCGTCACGCGGCAGACTGCAGCGGGTGTCGGCCTTCTTGGCGACTTGGCGGAGACGCCACAAGAAGACCGCCATCTTCAGACGTTGCTCAATACCGGCGCCGACATCATCGAGAACGCCATCTCGCCAAAGTCTAAAGCCGTGGCGGCTGCCGACATCACGACCCCCGAAGGTCGCGATCTCATCGCCAAGAACCCTGTGCGCTATGCGGCGCAGACTGCAGCTAACATCGCTCCTTCGATCTTGGCGGCCATGGCGTTGCCGGAGGGCTGGGCCGGTGTGGCTGCCGGTTCGACGTTCTTCGGCGCGCAGGGCGTGGCCAACCAGCTCAACGACACCCAGCGTCAGCTCGAAGGCATGAGCGATCGGGAGCTGCAGGAGAAGGTGCCTCTCTACAAAGCCTATCGCGAGGATCACGACGAGAAAGGTGCACGGCAGGCGCTCTACGCTGCCCAGAACGATGCACGCTCGCTCTTGATGACGGGCGGCGCGAATGCATTGGCCGGCGGCGTACTGGGTCATCTCGTGAAGGGACAGGCTGCCCAGAGCTTCATGAAGTCGTTAGTCGGTGGTGCCGGCGAAGGCGCGCTTAGTATGGGCATCATGGGCGCGGGCTCCGAAGCTGGGCGCCAGATGGGAACCAATGTTACAGGAGAAGCAGGCGATGTCACGGACCCGGAACAGGTGGCCGTCGCGGGGCTCAATTCTGCTGCACTTGGTCTTACTATTGGTGCTGTTGCTGGCGCTACCCGAGGCGCTAAGTTACCTAAGAAGGTAACACCCAAGATCGACAAGGACGTGACGACGGGACGTACCGTCGTGGCTCCCGGTCCCGACCCTGCGCAGGGCGCGGCGATTGCTGCTGAAGGGCAGCCTGCCGACAAGGGCGTGACGCCCCCTGCAGAGCCGGCTCCCGCCACACCTGCGCCGGGTACACCCGCTCCGGGTACACTGGCTGATCAGATCGCGAAGGAAGAGCAAGCGCGCCAACAGCCCCCCGCGCAGTCTCCCACACCCGATGTTCCTCAGGCCGGCATCGTCCCCCCTGACACACTGCCGGTCGCTGACGAAGGGGCGCAGCCCCCAACTGCGCAGCCTACGGCTCCGGTGGCGCCAGCGCCCACTAGCCCACAGAGGATCACGCCGGAGCCACCTATACCTCTTCCTCCGACCGACAGGACGAACTTGCCGCCGCGGCCGAAGGCGCCGGTCGAGCGCACGGCTGTGCCGCTGGAAGAGCCCGTGGAGACGATTGAGCCGGTATCGAAGGCCGAGGCTGAAGCGCTGGTCGCTGACCTTGCTAAAAAAGAACCGGCCCCAGCTCCAGTGAAGGAGCCAGAGCCGGCGGTTGCAGCCCAGACGGAGCCTAGAGAAGCTCCGACAGAAGTATCAGCTCCGATCGAAGACCTCAACCGCGCTGTTAAAGAGGCCGAGCCTGAGCCCAAGCCAGACGAGGTTCAACCAGCCGAGTTCGTCGGTAAGACGGACGAAGGCAAGAGCGTCTTCCGAGTAAAGAACGAGCTGGGTGAGCTGATCGCCGCTGCCAAGGAGAAAGAGACCAAAGACGTCAACGCTCGTGCGGCCGATGCCGAGCGCAAGCGGCAGGCGCGTCAGAGCCGCACGGGGGATGCCGAGGCGAAGGCCGAGCAGGCGGTGAAGTCACAGCATCCGACTGATGCCGAAGAGCTGCAAGACCACTTCGCGATCGAGCAGAACGCACTCGGCAAGCCATCGCCCGGCCGCGAGAGTGCACGTGAGATCCTGAAGGGACGCGTTGCCGAGACGGTGGCGGCTGCCGAGAACGCCGGCGTCCGCATCCCTGAGCGCACGCCCCATTCACAGGAGACGGCCGAGCGCGGCATCAAGAACCCGACGCCTTACCTCAGTCGTCTGATCGAGCTGAAGAAGTTCCTGACCTTGGAGAAGATCGCCCGCAACACGCTGAAGGGTGACCCGGCGAAGCTGGAGGACAAGCTCAGCCAGCTCTACACCGAACACGTCAAGGCCGAGCGCCTGATCCGTGCCGGCGACCTTGAAGGGGCTGCCGAGCGTCGGCTCGAAGCGAACGAGGCCCGCAACGCACGGCATAAGGCTGCGGCTGAGAAGTCGCGCTCGATCGAGGAGCAGGCAGAGCTGGATAAGCTGATCACTGATCAGAGTGAAGAGACCGACATCCGCGCCAAGGAAGACCACTACGCTGTTGAGAGCAAGGAAGGTGTTCGTCATTCGACTGTTGGGCCTGAGCTGACACATCTCGCTGATGAGATGCACCCCGACAGATTTGACACACCCAAGATCAAAGCGACGGCGCGTCTCATGCAAACCTTCGTGCAAAAGGTCGCGCGCACGGTCGGTGAGACGCCTGTGCACTTCGTCGCCGACACCGCGAAGAAGGCTGAGCTGAACCTTGGCACCGAAGGGCGCCGTGGGTTTTTCCAGTTCCTGCGTGGCGCCGCCACCAAGGAAGGACTGCGCGGCGAGATCTTCATCGACAATGATGTCGCGCACGAGAAGATTGGCCCGCAAGTGATCCTGCACGAAGCGGTTCATGCTGCTACGACGCATGCGATCCGCGCCAACCCAAAGCTGCGCTATAATCTCAATGCCGTGAAGGCCGAGGCAATCAACGCTTGGTTCAAGAAGGCGCGTGCTGCTGAGCCGCGGCCGAGCTGGACTGAGATCATGACCAACGAAGGTGGTCAGCACTATCTCTATGGTTTCAAGAACGAAGAAGAATTCATGGCTGAAGCGTTGGCCGACCCCCGGCTGCGCCGACTGTTGGTCGAGACGCCAGCGTCGCCTGCGCTGGTAGCACGCCTCGGCCTCGATCGTGGCAACTCGCTTTGGCGATCGCTGGTTGCTGCCGTATCGCGTGCTTTGGGGCTGGGCGAGAAGCATTACGCTTTGATGGACGCTGTATTACATCTGGGCGACGAGGCGATGACCCATACGCCGGAAAGTCACTCGATGATCGGCATCGCTGACATGCGTACCGGATTGAACACTAAACATATCGCCGAAGCGGAGATCCGTTGGTCCGCTGGCGAACGGACAGCCGAGGATTTGAAGCGTAAGATCGAAGAAGCTCCCCACCTGACTGCTGCATTCCGGTCTCGCCTGCGCGACGTCGGTCTGCACCTCGGCACCACACATCAGGTCGCGCAGATGGGAGAGGGACTTTTTGGACCCGACAGCCCCGCGATGCGGCTCTGGACATTGGCGAAGAAGATGTCACATGGCCGTGACCTTCGCATTGACCAGTCTGGTGCTCGCGACCTCATCCAGCGCGTCGCCGACCTCAGTCGGGCGAACGGGCCTGATCGAATGGCAGAGTTCGGGGAATTCCTGCGTGACGAGACTATGGCAGGTGTTTACGCCGATCGAGCGCTCAAAGGACAGCGAGGTGTTACCTCCCAAGGTAAAGCTCAACATGGAGATCTTGAGCGTCGTTATAACCTGCTGTCGAAAGACGAGCGAGAACTTCGCACCGCGCTGCATGATTATTTTCGAGAACAGCAGAACGAAGCCGCTCTCGCTACCCTGAAGGCGATCGTCCGTGCCGTGAACCCCAACGGCGAAGCAGACGACGCGCTGGCGGCGAAGATCCATAGTAATACGCTGAGCGACGCCGAGAAAGCCGTGCTCGATCGCCCACGTGTT